TGCCGGCGAGCGCCTCGGCCGCGCCGTTGTCGCCGGCCACGCGCTCATAGTCGAAGACGAACAGGAAGCCGCCCGGCCGGGTGATCCGCCGCGCCTCGGCGAGCACGGTGGGAACGTGCCCATGGCAGAGGGCATAGGCGAGCACGGCGCCATCCACTGATTCCGCCTCGATCGGCAGGGCGTGCATGTCGGCCAGCACCCGCCGGAAGCCCGGCCCCTCCGGGGCCTGCGCCAGTTGAAAGGCGTTCGCATTCACCAGGAGCCATTCGAGGTCCGGCCGCGCCTCGGCCATGACCCGCGCCATTTCGCCGAAGCCGCAGCCCAGGTCCGCCAGGACCGCGCCCTCGGGTGGGTCCATGAGGCGCAGCAGGGCGAGGAGGTGCTCCCGCTCGCCCTCGGCCAGCCGGTAGCCCTGCAGCAGCCTTTGCCCCCGCGCCAGCAGCAGCGCGGAGGCTTCCGTCACGGCCGCCTGCCGCACCGCCTGGAAGGGGGCGCCCGCGATCATATGGCGATGATGGCCGCGCCCGCGACGGCCGCGCCGGCGCCGACATAGGCGCCCGTGTTGTCCACCCCGGGCCCGGTGCTCGTCTTGCCCCCGCCCATGCCGCCGGCCTGGCCGGCGATGTTCCAGTAATTCCCGAGGTCGGTCCAAGGGTTGAGCCGCTGCATTTCGGCGGCCTGCAACGCCTGCGCCTGCGCCAAGCTGTCCGGCCCCACCTGCGCATAGGAGGGCAGCAGCCCGGCGGCCGCCATGCGCGCATCCCAATCCGATTGAATGCCGGCCTGGCCGCCCTGCAGCGCGGCAAGCCGGGATTGGAAGTCCTGCGCGGTGGCGCCCTGCAGCCCCTGCGCGGCGTTGAGCCGGAGGGCGGCGTCGGTGTTGCCCTGGCCGAGCACCGCCCCCGCCATGTTGCCCTGGAAGGCGGCGTTGGTGTTGCCCTGCTGCAATATGTTGCCCTGCACGCCGGCGCGGAACGCCGCGTCGGCATTGCCCTGCGCCAGCAGCGCCCCGGCGGCGGCGTTCTGATAGCCGCGCTCCTGCTGGTAATTCTGATAGCCGAGCTCGTTGGACTGGCGCAGCGCCGCATCCGCGAAGGCCGCCGCGTGGGCGCCCGAGCCGCCGCGCCCGCTCGCGGCGAAGGCGGCATCGAGGCTCGGCCGGGCCGCGGCGATGTTCTGATCCACCACCCGCTGCAGGTAGGGGTTGCCCTCCGCCATGAACTCGCCGCCGGCGGTGCGCCGCAGCAGGTCCATGCCCTGCGCGTCGGTCGAGCCGGAGGCGCCGAGGCCGCGCAGGGCGGCCAGCGCCTGCGGGTCGGTGGAGCCGTTCTGCATGAGCGCCTGCAGCGTGCCCATGGCCGCGTGGTTCGTCGCCCCGCCCTGCGCCAATCCCTGCATGGTCGCCGCGGCGGTCGGGTTGAGGCTGCCCGCCTGCCCCATGCCAAGCATGGCCTGGCTCGCGCCCTGGTGGGCGCCGCCGTAGCCGTTCGCCGCGGTGTTGCTCGTCTGGGCAAGCGCCTGCTGGAACGGCGCCGAGGTGCCAATCCCCTGATAGGCGCCGATGGCCTGGTTCGTCAGCGCCGTGGTCGGCGCCGGCCCCGCGTTCAGGTTCTCGAGCGCCCGGTCCATGCCCGTGAGCAGGAAGGGCTGCGCGCCCCACCAGGGGTCGGATTTCTCAACCGTGGTCGTGCCGCTTCCGCCGCCCATAACCTAGCCCTCCACCGGCACAACGATGCTTGCCTGTTCGATCCGCGCGCCGGCGCTGCGGGGAATGAAGCCGGAGCGGAGCCAGCCCGGCCGCCCGACGAATCGCATGGCCGCGCAACCGCAATCGCGGGCCCACCGCTGCACCTGCGGCCACATGACGGAAAGCCCCTCGCCCTCCTCCGCGCCGGCGAGATGGACGAACAGGATGCGGGCGCGCGGATAGGTCTGCACCTGGACCATCGCCATGGCGACGAGCTCGCCCGGACGCGTCGCCACCCAGACCCGCCAGGCGCCGGAGAGGCAGTAAGCCTCCACGTCCTCGAGGGCGTATTCGCCGGCGGAGCGCGCCAGCGCCGCGGCGGCATGCGGGGCCAGATGCGGCCAGAACTCCGGCACCCGCTCCACCGCCAGCAGCGCGGCGTGGGTTTCGGCAGGCTTGAGGGCGGCGCTCATGGCGCCCCCACGGGCGGGCGAATCATGGTTTCCGATATGGACAAGTCGCGCGAACGGCCGGTGTTCGGCCGGAAGCCCAAGCGGCCGTAAAACTCTTTGAGGCGCCGAACGGAGCCGCCGAAGGCCCCATCCGGCGAAAGCGCCACCGGCATGCCGTTGGCGTCTGCATAGTCGGTGATTTCCTGCATCACGCGAGAGCCCACGCCCTGCCCGCGCTGCTCAGCCGGGACCACGATTTCAGAAAGGCGCAGATGGCCGGAGCCGGTGGGCGCCATCCAAAGGCGAAGGCCGGGGTTCCGCGCGAGCAGACCCTCGCGCAGCGCGGCGATGCCCGCATCCGCGCCACCCGCAACGGAGGCGGGCCCGGCGGTGAAGCCCATGAGCGTGTCACGCGCGAGGCTCGGCGTGTCGAAGTCCATGAACTGCGCGAGGCGCTGTTGCGGGGTCGGCCGCTGCGGAGCGGAGGCCGCGAGAAAGCCCTCGATGCGCTCGCGGTCCTCGGGGGCGAGGAGGCCGGGGGAGGGTGCGAGAAAGCCGCTCATGCGCTCAGCCGAGAATCGCGTAGCGCACGACGCGCCCGGCGCCGAGCAGGTCGTGACGGATCACCCACCGGCCGGTTTGCCGGTCCTCGGGCAAGGCGTACCAGCGCAGCCCCGCCGCCTCGGGCGTGAGCGCGTCCAGATGCAGGACGGATTGCGCCGAAAGCCGCGGGTCCTCGAGGACGGTTTCCGTGGCGTTGGCGAGGGCGAGCTCGCCCGTCACGTTGAGCCGCCCTTGCAAGGCGCTGGCGAGCACCTGGCGGGCCTGCGTCGCCCAGGCCGCGAGGGCGAGGAGCGAGGCGCCACCGGGGACGCCGGGCGGGGGCGGATAGGTCGCGGCCACCTAGTATCTCCCATCGGAGCGGAGCACCGCCTCGGCGCCCTGCAGATAGGTCCAGGGGACGCCGGCGGGAATCTGCGCGAAGGCGCGGCCGTAGCGGGTGGAGACGCGCTGAGGGCACATGCCGTCGCGGCCGGGCGCGGTGGCGGGCGAGTACATGACCGAATCGGCGAGGCTTTCGCGCATGCCCACGCCGGCGCTGTAGGTCGGCGCGTCGGTCAGCAGCCGAATGCCCGAGACGAAAATCCGGCGGCCGTCCTGGCTGTCCGTGTCCTGCGTCTCGATCCGGGCCGGCAGGGTGGAGCCGTCGAAACTGACGAGCCGGTGCGCCGTGTCGAAGCCGGCAAAGACGCGCTGGCCGCCCGAATAGACCGGGGCATCGAAGGAGGGGGCGCCGGGGGCGTCGAGGTCCATTCCGCTCATTTCGAGATCGTCCAGCGTGGCGGCTGCGGTGCGGGCCGCGACGAGGAGCTCGACGGCCAGGCTCGGGTCATCGCCCGGGCGCCATTTGCCGGTGGCGTAGGAGTAGACGAGCCAGTTGCGCGGGGCGGAGGCACCGGCGGTGGGATAGGCCCAGACCACGAGGCGGCGGTCCGGGTCCACGCTCGCATAGACCCGGTGAAGCTGGCCGCGGTCCACCTGGCTCAGAAACGTCGCATCCACCTTGCCCTGGCCGATGGGGGCGATGCTCGAGCCGTCATAGGCGAGGAACCCGTCCTCGCCGATGAAATAGACGGTCGATCCCACCTGCGCCACGCCGTTCGGGCAGATGCAGCCGCGGGAGCGGTCCACCTCGCGGAAGGCGAAGATCGAGGGCGGTCCCACATACTCGACCCGGTGAATCGCGCGCTCGGACAGGATCACCGCATTGGCGCCGGCGACGGCCGGAATGATGGCCTGCACGGCGCCGCCGTTGGGGAGCTCCTGCACGTCGCGCTGCACGCTCGTGGCCGCCTGCGTGCCGGGCACGGGCCAGAGGGTGGCGTCATTGTAGCCGGACCAGGAGAGGCCGCCCGTCACCACGCCATCGCCGGCGTCATACTGGCCGAGCATGACAAAGCCCGGCTCGATGGCGGCGACGAAGCGCGCCACCGGGGCGCCGGCCAGGTCGGCAAAGGCCGGGGAGCCGAGCACCCAGGATTGCGGCTCGTCCTCGCCATTCGTGCCGACGATCCGGTCGCCGAATTGCGCGAAGTGCCAATCGCCTTCGGTGGGGGTCGTGTAGCCGCCGGCGCGGCCGATCGGCGACCAGGCGCGGCCGGTGAGCTGGTAAATCTGCGAGGCGGTGGCCGCGATCATGTAGGTTGCGCCCGAACTGTCGCGCGCGGCGATGGCGCCACGGCAGGGGCCGGGGAGCGGGTCCGAATAGGGCACCGGGCCGCGCAGCGGGCCATCCGTGCCGTCGACGCGCGGCACCACGTTGCGCGCGGCCGGGACGGAGCCGGAGAGGTAGGACGGCGCGTCGGGGGTGTAATCGGCGAAGGTGAGGCGCTGCAGCGGCCGAGCCATTAGAGGTAGTAGCCCCGAATCGTGCCGGTGCCGGCGAGGGCGCGGTCGCCGAGCAGCGCGACGAGCGCCTCCCGCTCCTGCGCGCGGGCGAGGGCAAGCTCCTCCGGGTTCTCGCGAATGTAATTCGCCAGCACGTCCGCTTTGGCGCGGTGGCGGATTAGCTCCTCGGCATCGTTGACCCACCCGCCCGCATAAGCGGGGTCGCTCGGCGGCTCCTCGAGGGTCTGCCCGAGGACGGCCAGGGCATAAATGGCGTTCGGCCGGGGATAGAAGCGCAGCACGTTGCCGTGCCAACTCCAATCCGTGGGCTCGCCCACCACCTGCCCCGTCTGCAGGTACTCGATGGCCTCGGCGGAGACGCGACGCAGCGGAAAGCCGCCCGCCTGGCGCTGGATGGTGTCGACCCGGCGCATGTCGTCGAGGCGGTAAAACTCGGTGTCGGGCGTGGTCATCACCACGGTCCGGCCCTCGTTGAAGTTGAATTGGCGACGCCGGTAATGCCGGATTGCGCTCGTCACCGCCCGCGCGATCTGCGGGCCCAGGTCGGGCCTCGCAAGCTCGTCGGCGATTCGGTCGCGCAGCTCCGCCAGCGTCGCCATGCTCAGCCGCCCTTACAGGTTGGGTGCGTAGGTGATGACGAAATCCACCGCCCCCGCCGTGGCGGGCGTGCCGGCCTGCACGAAGTTGGCGTAGATGGTGGTGTCCGTCAGGAACTCGGTCGTCAGAGACGCCGCCGGCGCCTCCTTATAACCGGCGGTGCCCGGGATGATGGTGGCCGAGGCCATCACCTCGGAACCCGCGGCCGTGGTGCCCAGATTGACGGTGTTCGTGGTCCCGGCGTTGAACGCCGTCGCCACATAGGCCGCCACCTGCAGCAGACGGGCCCCGGCCGGCACGGCGCCGATCGGGATTCCGCCGGCCACGCCCGGCGTGTTGAAGGCCACGCGGCGGCGCAGATAGCCGAGCTGCTGCGGGGTGTTTACGCGAGCCGGAATCGTCATGTCTGCGCCTCCTTACTTCACGGCCGGGGAGAAGGAGCTCAGCGTCATGACGCCGAAATCCTTGCCATTGAACCGCGTCTTTTTGACGCCGAGAATCCCCCGCACGGCCACGCCGAGCTGGTTCCCGTAGTCGAACGACTCCTCGTCCCAGGAGAAGCCCTCCGCGTCGCCCTCGGTGTCCTTGCCGAAGGCCACCACGCCGGCCTGCGCGCCGAGCAGCACGCCGCGGCGGACGTTCGGCAGGGGCGTGCCATCGGCCGCCACGCCGTTCGGAATCCGGCGGCTCTCATGGAGGGCGACGCCGTTGTAGACGCCGAGCGCGCCGGTCAGCAGCGGGTTGTTGTCCACCTGGCCGCCCTGCATGGCTGCCTTCTGGATATCCTGCCACTGAGAGCCGGCGCTCATGCGGAGCTGCGCCACCTGGTTCGGCGAGAGGATGGCGGCGTACATATCGCCCTGGCCGCCCAGACGTACGGGGCGGATGAGCGGGTCCTGCATCTTCGCGCGCGCAACGGCGCGATCGAGCATGGACAGGGAGAAGTAGCTCGCCGCGGTGTTGGTGAGCGCCGCCTCATTGGCCGCCGCCGGGTCCGCGAGCACGGTGTGATCCGCGTCCGGGGCCAGCGTGGCATTCATGCCGTTAAACCGCTCGTCGAGGACGGTGGTGTTGCCGGCGAGTTGGTTGAAAATGATGGTGTCGATGCGCTCGGCCCACCAGTCGCGCAGCGCGGCCATGGCCTCGCTCCGCAGCTTGAACGGGACGCGCTGCTCGGCCATCCGGCCGCGGGTCCTGACGGCATGGCGAAGCTGGTTGATAACGAGGCTGTCGTCGGCGAAGACGAGCGCCTCCTCGTTGCCCTCGAGGATATCGTCGCCCACCTGGCCGTCACCCGTCAGCGGCGCACGGAGCCCGTAGGTCACGCGGTCGCCCGGGTTTTTCTTGGTGTCGTCGAACTTCTGGATGATGGCGTCCGTGCCCTCACCCATGAATCCGTTCTTGTTGAAATAGGTCGCGGCGAGCGCCTGCGAGAACAGGCGGCGGCGCCAAATCCGCTGTGCGAGCGGATGGCCTACGGGGAAATCCGTCATTGCCATGGTGGCGGGAGGTCCATGCGAGCGGACCCGGGGAGCCCACGGGCCCGCGGTTGCGGAATCGCGCGTTGCGCTGCGCTGCGTTCCGCCCGTGACGCCGGGACGAGGCGAAGCCCCTGTTTTACGCCGAGGGGCAAGGCGCCCCCGTTTTACGCCCGGGGGCCAGGCGAAAGCCGCTAGGGGCGGCTAGTCCTAAGCTGCTGGGAAGATAAACGGTTGTGGGGCCGTTTTACCACCCGTATTGCGAGAGTAACGCGAAAAGGGGCCGCTCAGCCGCCGCCCCCCATGATCTTACGGAACTCGGCCTCGCTCAGATTGCCGATATCCTTGGCCTTCCAGGTGCCGAGCACCTCGGGCGTGATCTGCCCGCGCCCGGCCGGCTGCCCGGCGGCGCCGACCGATCGGCTGGCCTGCTGGCCGCGCTGCAGGGCGCCGAGGTCCGGGGCCTGCCGCGCCGGGGCCGCAGCCCCGCCCACCGCCCCGCCCGCCGCCGCCGGCGCCCCGCTGCTCGGCCGCC